TCCTTTTGTTCGCTTAAGCTACCAACAGCTTTCGCTTTACGGCCGGCGGAAGCTCCTGCGGAGCTCCCACGGTTCATATATCGCCTTGCATAATTGCCAAGTCTCTGGCCTATATTCCAGGCTGTACGAGCATAAGGTGCATATCTGCTTACACTTCTATTAGGACGGTATCGCGTAACTGCTCCCATATAAATTGGCCCCTGCAATGTTATAGGGGCCAATTTATAGGGTGAGGAAATCCTCAAATCCTCATCCTATAAAAAGAGTTTGCATATACCCTGGCATAGGACCTAACCCCTAACCTAATCCTAATATTCCTAAAAAGTTCATCTGATCATCTGATGATCTGATAACTAAGCCACATCTGATAAGAAAAGTATATAAGGAGGACGATTTTCCCATATATTATGCGTTGGCAAGGAAAGCAATTCAGTCTAACATACTCACAAGCTAATGTCATCATCAACAAAGAGGAACTATATCAACACTTGCTCAGGGAGAAACACTTGCAATACCTCTGCGTCGCTGAAGAACTTCACCAAGATGGAAACCGACACTACCATGCCCACATCATCTATGGACGAAGAAAAGATATCAAGAACTCAAGATATTATGACTTCAAGCAAATTCACCCCAATATCCAAATCACGGACAAGCCAACCAGTTGGAACAACTATATCAAAGAGGACAAGAATTTCGTTGAAAATACTGCCTACTCCGAACAAGAAGAGTTCGATCTATTTGATTCAGCAAGAAGGCTTGACTACGAAGATTATATCCGACAATGTGTGGAAAACAGAATTCAGCCAACATACGCAACTCTCGCTTGGAACTATACCCACACAGTGGATACCACAATTGATGAACAAGATGAAATACTCGGCTCAGTATCCCACGAACTCAACTGGTTCATCGCACCCATCGCAAACAAGACAACGGTCATTGTTGGACCTTCAGGAATTGGCAAGACTGTCTATGCAAAGAGAAAAGCCACAAAGCCATGCCTCTTCGTATCACACATGGATGATCTCAAGGCCTTCAAACCAGGACACCACAAATCAATTCTATTCGATGATATGTGCTTCACCCATCTGCCAGTCACCGGACAAATCCACTTGGTTGACATATTTGAACCAAGATCCATTCATGTCCGCTACGGAACAGTCAAGATTCCTGCAGGAGTTGAAAAATGGGTCACCTGCAACAGGTTTCCATTTGAAGACCATCCTGCAATCGCCAGAAGAATAAATAAAATCGATCTTTATTAAGCACCAATAGCATCAATAGAACTAGTAGTCTCAGTATAATGATAAGTCTTAGTAGCAGTGTAAGTATAACTTACAGGTTGAGGCACCGGAGCACTAGGTGTGGTATTATCAACTACAGGATTACTAAAAACCATTATAACACCCTCGGTCAAATTAGCTTTGACCTTAATATTAAGTAAGTCGCCCATATTGAGAATATAATTGCCTGCATCCCTCTGCTGAAATGAGTATATTTCATTGGGTTGCATAAATACACGTCTACGGCTTTTAATCAGCCAGTAACGTCCAAAATTAGGAGCATCAAAGGGAGTCACTTGATAATAGTCATGGGTAGTAATCGCATTAGGCATATTACCTTGCGCTTGCAAGTTAATACTCTCATTCCATTCGACAGCAGGATCAGAAGTAGAACCATTATCCCTACGGGCTATAACAAAATACAAATCAAGATACAATCCAGTATCCCCAGTATTCTGAACAGTGTAATTAATAGTGCAACTTCGAAATCTCAACTTCCTGGACCCAGAAGCTATAGTAGGATCTCCACCATTCTCACGAGCAAAAATCCACCACATATCACCATTTCCGGTATCAGAATTAGAAGCATAAGTATTCAAATTGTAACCATACATGGTCACACCATGAACACTCTGTCCATTGGCTAATCCAGTAGGCGTATCGGCTTGAGAAACAACATCTGTAATAATACAGGTTTTCATACTGTTCACCTTATCCATATGATAGGTAAACATCTTCATAGCCTTACGTGCTCTCCTACGGACCGAACGTGGCGCACGACGTCTTCGATACAAGTAAGTCACATCCTTTTGTTCGCTTAAGCTACCAACAGCTTTCGCTTTACGGCCGGCGGAAGCTCCTGCGGAGCTCCCACGGTTCATATATCGCCTTGCATAATTGCCAAGTCTCTGGCCTATATTCCAGG